ATGACGGATTATCAGCCATACAGGAAAGGAACTGTGCTTGCCCCAACAGGGCCATGCAATCATCTTCATGTGATTTGTAATGATCCTGTTTATTACCCCGTTAACGATTGTTATTGTGTTTTAGTTGTTAATATTTCTAGTATCAAGGATGGTGTCCCCCACGATCCGTCTTGCGTCTTGAATTCTGGTGATCATCGCTTTATCAAGCATCCAAGTTATGTTGTTTACGCTGAAGCTATAATTTGGCGAGTGGATAACATGGTTAGAAAGCAGCGATCGGGTGAGATTTCTGTTCATGATGATATGCCAGAAGCTACATTCAATAGAATTCTGGACGGTTTTGATATATCTGATGAAGTTACGCCAAAGAACCTTAAATTTAAAAATAAATATTGCGTATCATCTATTGATGATGAGTAAACAACAGGAATTTTTTCGGTATAGCTTCTGGAGTTTTCTATGGAAGATCAAAAAGCAACCAAGCCACAGGTTAAGTTCGACACAATGAAAGCATTCGCAGGTATGGGGGCTGCTGTTGAAGTTCTGATGAAGGCTGCTCCTAATGCGTTCACTCACGCTACTGTCTCTGGTAAAGAGCAGCAGGGTAAGCTTCGTCGTCGCAAAGTAGCATGATCATAGCTGGTGCTTTTTGAAAACCCGCCTTTAGGCGGGTTTTTTCTTTAGTGATGTTCTTTGCCCTTCTGTTTGCCTGTTCTGACCTGTTCCCACTCGATACGTCCTTCTTCTCGTCTTTTGTCTATGTATTCCGCAAGATCCTGAATATTGATGCAACGTTTTGCTTTTTGTGATGTGCCGATGCGATATGTTGGAACGGGCAACTTACAAGCGTTTGCTTTTGCTTCTGCCGTGGCTGGACTCATGCCAAAGTACTTTTGGCTAACTGCTGAGAGTTCAATGTTAGGGGTATTGAATTCAGCCATCAGTAAAAACAAGGTGTTCATAATTTTCTCCATCAAAACCGGCTGCACCCGGGAAAATCATAATTCTGTGCTGGTGGCAGGAATTAATTTCTGCCAGATAGCGGAAACATATTTTGCCTGATGACGGGCATCGGCCAGGGCGTTGTGCCGTTCGCCATCGAAAGTCATGTCTATTTTGGGGTCGAGTCCGATGGAACGCCCAAGCGTAACGATCGTGCGTACATCGTGGTCATTCCAGTATGCCCACGGGCAGATTTGTCCTGCTCGCTCATAAGCTCCACGTAAAATTACGTTGTCGAAGGTGGCCCCGTTACCCCAGACTTTTAAATATTTCGTATTGGCTGCGTGCCGGTTAATGAAATGATTTAGTTCTGAGAGAGCATCGCTGATCGACAAAGTATCATCAATACAGATTGCAGCTCGTGCTTCAGGGCTTTGTTTCAACCACCACAGGATGGTATCGCCGTCAGGTGTAGCTCCTTGCCCCATAGCACTTTCCAGGCTAACAACCGTATAGAATTCTTGTCCGATGTCTCCGGTTTCTGGAGTGAAGAACACCGCGCCAATGGAAACGATCGGTGCATCCTTATTTTTCCCCATCGTCTCAAGGTCGATCATTAAGTTGTTCATCACTTCACCTCTTGTGATGGTTTTGCTGCAAAATACTCGATACCTTTATCCCAGATAGATTTTATGGTCGACCACGTGACTGGCACTTTAATTTCGATACGTCCGCTCCCGTCACAGGTATCGCAATCATCATCGCCAAAGCATTCCAGGCAGCTTATAAACGTAGTTTCTGAAAATTCACCGGATAGCACCCCCTTAGCGCCGTTCTCGGCTGTTAGTCTCTTCGGCACCATAACCCAACCATCCGGAGTTACCGGAGAGTTGCCAGACAGTGCGTTCTGCAATCGTTCCAGCTTAACGTATTCCTGAACCCTGTTTCCGTCGCACGCCTGAAGCCATTGCACAGCCTTTTGCGCATCAGTGTGAAAGGCACAAGTGCGACCGTCATCAAATTGCATTTCGTAGAGGTCAGCAACCTGTTTAAACTGCGTTTGTGGCAACTTGTAAGCCCGGCTTGCAGGTACGGCACTATAGAGCATGGCAGCGCGGCAGGCATTCCAGCCTGTAGCGTATGCAGCCGCTTTGCTGCTGCCTTCAACTGGCGCATCCTGCCAATACATTTCTTCCGGCACTACCGGCGCTGGAGGGACAGTGTAAAGCTGGTGCGTTCCATCAGGCAGCGAGTGACCTACATACTCACCGAACCCGTCAACACACATGCTCCCATCTTCAATAATGCATGACGCTACTGGCTCCGCTTCCAGCGATGCCAGAGCAATTTCATAAGCCCGGCGCTCAATATTGTCTCGAACGTCCAGGCTGCCTATGCGTTCTTTGATTTCTTTAATCATTTCTTTGTCGGTTAAAGTTGTCATGTGTTAGTCCTCATCCACTTCAACGCCATCTTTCAGCGTGATGCCGTGCCAATCATCAGCCCAACTGGTTAGCCCTGGCGCATCAATGCTAGGCATATAAACGCTTGCAGTGTGGTAGCCCTTATCGTTATCAATGCTGGCAACGTGCTCGCCGTTGTATGCGCTCAGCGTGTCCAGGACGCTATAAAACTTTCCTCCGGCTGCCCTGAAATCCTTTACAGCCTTCACAAGGCGATTCCACGCTTTTTCCTGTTCTGGCGTCAGGTCGATTAATTCCTGCAAAGTTGCCATATCACTCTCCTTTGATGCGAATGCCAGCAAGCCAGTTTCTTATGCCGATATATTCAGCGTTCCTGAAACCGCTTTTTACATATACAAATGGCAAGCGAAGATTGTGACCATTGGCTGCCAGGTAGTCTTTACAACCCTGTTCGGTGAAACAGCAGGTAACGAATTCATCAATATCTTTCACAGCAACGCGCCGCCATTTTTCTGGTGGCTCTCGAAAGTTTTCATGAAGTAGTTCGAGACGACGACTTTGGCGTTTATTGGCTTCATTGCCATCTTCATCAACCCAGACAATCCGGTCATAGTCATAATCAGCATCAACAACGATTTCGCGCTTTTGATACACACAAAACATAGGGTCTGACGTTATATGATTGTCCTGTGTTCGAATATTTTCACCGATGATGCCAAACGAATCTGGTGCAGATTTTGTCTGCAACTCTGCTATGCGCTTACTTCCATCCGCGATTACTCCCTCGTAATACACACGCTGCTCGTTGAGTTTTGATTTTGTCTCCTCAAGCTCAACTCTCAGCTTCCCTACCGTTAGCGCAATATCCTCGTTCTCCTGGTCGCGGAGTTTGATGTATTGCTGTTTTTCGTCCAGCTCATCCAACAGCCCGGCGATAATGTCCACTTCCCGATGACGGATTTCTCGCTTAAACGCCGCTAAAGCTGCATCACAATCCTGTTCAGCGTTTGGACTGTCTGGCTTTTCCTGATACCACGCCAGAGTCGATTGATAGTTTTGTGCTGCCTTACGCAACGCCTGATAGTCAATCTCGCTCACTGGTGCCTCCTTTACGGATCTGCGCTGCGATGCACGAAAAAAAAGACTCTCGCGTATGACAGTTAAGAGCTGGTGCGAACGCCGCGTTAAGAACGGCGGCATCACAGCCGTCATCAATATAGAGCGCAATTTTTTTCTCCAGGCGCGCTTTGGCTTCCTGCAACTGCATACCCCGGCACGCACGCGGGATATACTCAGCAATTTGAGCGATAGATTTTTCGTTCTGTTTAAACATGCTTCACCTCGATAGGCTTGATGGTATCGATCAGCAGTCGGCGGCGAGTATTTTCTGCAAAGTGGCGGCGTCCGGTTTCTTTGTGGTAAAACTCGTTTTTTCCGACGACCCACATCCGCTTTGTCTGGTGCAGTTTTTTTACCTGCGGACCGTCTCGGGTGATAACAATTCCTGTATGAGTTTTTATCACGCTCATTTTTTATTCTCCGGTGCTTTCGGCATTACTGCCCAGTGAGTGATATTGACGTTTTCAAGGTCCCCGACCTGAAATGTCCACTGCCATTCTCCGGTTTCTTTTTGTCCCCAGGTGTACCAGAGAGAACGCCAGCCAATTAGCCAGCCTTCTCCGTTAGCATCAAATAACAGAACACTTTCATTTGCTGGCGGCAGTTCAGCTGACACTGGTATTATTTTGTTTTCCAGTGCCGCACATTTAGCTTCAAGCGCATCGAATTTACGTACCAGGTACTCAGCATTTGTTTCATTCACTTTCAGATCTCGTGGTACACATTTCCCGCGAAGAAACCCTTCCATTTCGAAAACATTCATGCGCATGTGCGTAACTCCGATAACTCGTTAAAGCGCTCCATAAACATCCCGTAGGCATGGCTCGGAGCCAGTGGAATAACTTTGAACATTTCTGTTGCCGGGATACCTTCCAGTACTGGCCAGAAAGAGCCATCATCAAGCCCGAGATCGCGGCGTTCGGTTGCCAGCATGATGAGATCGGCATATTTCACAGGCGTGCTCATAACCGGGGGTAACCCGTATTTCTCACGGATTACGGCGTCTATTTTTTCTTCCATCCGTTTATAGTCAGGAAGAAGGCGTTTCAGTGGAGCGGGAATGTCCTGGCAATACGCTTCTGTTGCATCATGCATTAACGCTTCAAAAGCAAATTCCTGCGGCACCAGCTGGCTGCAAAGCACCGCATGCTGGGCGACACTGTAGAAGTGTGAAAGATGTCCTGCAAAGCGACAGATATTTGAAAGGGAAACCGCGATATCGTTAATCACGATGTCGTCTTTATTTATCTTGTCATAATAAAAATGCTTCCCGGAAAAAGTTTTAATAAATGACATTTCGTTCTCCACTTTATATGCGCTGCACCGCGCTGAATTCGGGTAAAAGGAATCCCGCACCATCCGGCGATTATTGAGTTAATTACGTTTCCATAAATGCCCCCGCAGGGGCATTTGCAGTAATGAAATCAGGCGGTGAAAGTACCAATAAAGGTTTCTACTTTGCTGTCTTTGAATTTCTCAACAAGCAGATCACGAAATTCGTTAGCCATTTCTTCCTGCACCGCTTCCAGCTGAATAATGCGCAGAACCAGTACAGGACGATCGCCAGTGATAATGCTGAGGCGTAATTTAAATGGACGTTCTTTCAGACCTTCAAACGGAACGCATTTAAATTCAAATGCCACTGGCATAATATCTTTGGTTTTCGCTTCGACAGACTCCATCAGGGAGCGTTTGCCGCTGAAGTCATTATCTTCAAAATCAGCGGTCTGGTTTGCTTCAATCGTGATTTTACGGACAGCCGCAGCCGCTTTTGTTGCCTGAATAGCGTCACCATTAGCATCAAAGCCCACAAGGTAGTCGGCCCAGTCTTCAATCCATTCTGCCAGTGACTTCTGGGAATGACGCTCGCCGTTAACAGACAACAGAGCAGAGAACGGTGCTGTCTTTTTCAGTTTGAGAGTGGCGGTGTTATCTGCGTGACCTGGTTCATCAATAGTACCCAGGTTAAGCACACTGACGGCTCGCATATTATCGGCATCGATAAAGCAGCGGGTGCCTTCATCTGCAAGATCTTTAGAATAACGGGTAAAGTCATCGATGCTGGCAGTGGAAAGCGCACCACGGAAACGGAAGCGATTTAAATTAAATTTTTCCAGATCATGAATGCGGAAATTCTCAGGCAATGCCACAGCATCGGCACCAATCTTACTGATAATTTCATTAACACCCTGAGCAGAAATAAGGGCATGGATTTGATTAATTGCGGTTGCGTCTAAGTTCTGAGACATAATAAGTCCTCACTATATAAAGATATTCAGTGATGAGATAAATAATCGGTTAATTAAGAACGATATTAATGACCTGCTGCGCGGAGTTTTCCGTCAGGTTCACCGGCAAGAGTCAGTAATTGTCCCTGGTCTTCCTGCAGAATAGTCAGGCGACCACCGCGATTGACATACATCGGCGTTTCGGTGGTGTCTTCTTCGGAAATTTTCCCGCGGTTAGTCGGGCGAACATATGAGAGTTTGTGTTTGATTTTCACACGGTTCTCATCAAACGGTTCGATTTCCAGGTTGAGCGAGACCTTACCTTTGGTTTTCGTGTTCATCACACCGGAAGCGACTTCACTGAGAACAGCGCCGATTTTGGTTTCAAATACGCCGCCGTCCAGCTCCCCGATAAATGCCTGCACATCAGTACTGCGTTCGCTAGCCATTTTGCTGCTCCTCATCATATCGACCCTGCAAGGTCGGTTGGTTTCTCCACAAAACAGAGAAGAACACCTGCGGTGGCAGCCGCCCGGATGGATTGGGTTATGAGCCCGTCGTCCGGTGATGCTCTTCTCTGTTTTGTAAAAAGAGCGGTACCAGCCGGAAGCAAGTGTACAAACTGGTACCGCCAAAGCAGTGGCTGTTGTGGTGACCGGTGCTGATCTCCGGCTTGCGGTTATTTCAGACTCTCACGGGCGTTTAATTGCCCCGCCGAACAGCTCTTTTCCGCAATAGCTGCAATGTCTTTCGCGCATCAGCCTGCGCATTCACCACAACGCTGAGAGCACTTAGCCAGTTACGGCACCACACTTTGTCGCGGTTCCATAAATGCCCTCATCGTTGCACCCTGGTCTCTTCCCAGGTGTCAAACCGAACCGCCACGCTGGTTAGGCGTCTTATCAGCATCATCATTGACTTGCACATTCCGGCTACCTGGTTTGTTTGCCCGAGCAAGGAGTGGATTGTCCCCTTTAACGTCCCCAGACCGCTAACGACGCATGTGCCATACGCCGTGTTACAACCAAATTTTGTTAGTACCTTGTTTGTTGGTCTGGAAAGAAAGATAAAATGAAGTTGCGCATTATGCAAGTGTTTTGTTTGCGGAATTTGCATAGTGATGGGTAAGAAAAGCCACCTTCCGGTGGCTTATTTGTTGTGGAGGTGAGGGTTAATTGTGTCGCTTAAGGGTTTGTGACTGACTGATTAAGACCTTTCCAAAGACCATAAACCGGTGTTCGTTTTCGCTGGTAATTCCCCATTCGCGGTAAATCTGATTATCAGAAATTACCAGCAGTTTATCAGGTATCATTTGCAGTCGTTTGACGTAAATTTTATCATCAAAACCAAATACATAGATACCATCTCCATCAAACTGATTGATACTGACATCAACGAAGATGAGATCTCCTGGCTCAATGGTTGGACACATACTGTCCCCACGAACGTTGATTACTTTAATGTGATTTGCTGGCCGTCCGCCAAACATCGATACAGCATTATCAGTTCTGTATTCAATGGCATGAATCACATCAATGACATCACCGCCCTGGATAAGGCCATTTCCCGCACTGGCACTGACATCCAGCATTTCAATACGGAATACATCCTTCACCTGCGCAACATCCTCACTAATACTGTTTTTACATACAGTATTACTTTTGAGGTCTGAGGTAAAGAGATCAGCAATATCAACACCTAAGCTCCTGGCAATATTACTCAGGGCTTGTTCAGTGAATTGTTTCTGCTTACCTGTTTCGAGGCGCGAGATATTCGCCGCATCCACTCCTATTGCTTCAGCGAGATCGGCGATTTTCATGTTCTTCGCCTGGCGAAGTTGTCTGACTCGATTTCCTATGTTCATGCGTTTATTACATTTCTTTATTGCGCGTTAAGCAAATCAACTTGCGCAAAATATTTGCGTGAAATAATATGCTCATCACGCAATATGTGGAGGTTATATGCAATCACCATTACGGAATGTGCGTAAGGCGCACGGATTTACTTTGCAGCATGTTGCTGCGGGCGTTCAGGTCAATCCAGCGACGCTGAGTCGTATTGAAAGACTGGAACAAATTCCATCTATCGATCTTGCAGAACGTCTGGCCAATTTTTTTAAGGGTGAAATCAGCGAAATGCAGATTCTTTATCCGGCACGTTTTCAATCTAGCCAAAACCAGAATGGGTTTAAACCACAGGAACAGGAGGTAAGCCGTGGGTAAGCATCATTGGAAAGTGGAAAAACAACCTGAATGGTACGTGAAAGCTGTCAGAAAAACTATCGCGGCATTGCCTGGGGGTTACGCTGAAGCTGCTGACTGGCTGGATGTAACAGAGAACGCTTTATTCAACCGCCTTCGTGCAGATGGCGATCAGATTTTCCCGCTGGGATGGGCAATGGTTTTACAGCGCGCGGCTGGCACTCACTACATTGCGGATGCTGTCGCACAGTCTGCTGGTGGGGTGTTCGTATCGCTTCCTGAAATTGAGGAAGTAGAGAACGCCGATATAAACCAGCGCCTGCTGGAAGTCATCGAACAGATCGGGAATTACTCAAAGCAGATTCGTTCGGCAATCGAAGATGGGGTCGTGGAGCCACACGAGCAGACAGCAATTAATGATGAGTTGTATCTGTCAATTTCGAAGCTCCAGGAGCATGCAGCACTGGTCTACAAAATCTTCTGCGCTCCAGAAAAGAGTGACGCCCGCGAGTGTGCAGCTCCGGGCGTCGTGGCGTTTTGTGTCTGTGGAGAAACTAACGCATGAACAGTTTAACGGCAAATAACCGTTTGTCGCAACAGCTGGTGGTCAGCGTCTCTGAACACCTGTTGTTACGGCATGAATGCAGATTACCAAATCACTTGGCTGTAAGTAACCACAGAGAACTTTACCTGACTGTGGGGGGCGAGTTGTGCAGGAACTTAACCGCTGGTTTCGTGACGGAAGAGGGCTTTATGTCCATGTTATTCGTTGGGAGCCAGAAACACAGCGCGTTATCTATCTTCGCAAAGACTACCCGCATGAGTGCTTTAGTCCTTTGTGGAAATTCAGGCGTGATTTTGTTGAGTGTGAAGGACCACCAGCACATTGATTCTGCCATTCCGGGACGTTACACTGTTCAGGCACCTTATAAAGCGGGTGCCGGGCGTGGAAACTCGGAATTCACCAAAGCGCACAACCGCGCTCTTGCGGTTTTTTTGTGTAATGAGCAGCATTACGCCCAAATTATGGTGGGGCGTGCAGGGCCAACTTCGGTTGGGCCGGGTTCTTTGGTGACCGGTATTTCCACCCCTGTACGTCTCACCACCAATAAGGTCGTGGAAAGCCTTGGTGGTGAGTTATTAAAAATCACCAAAGAGGCTGCCATCATGGCTACGATCCCAACCCTCACTCAACCTGAAATTGCCATCGTTGATGGTCAGGCTGTTACTTCATCCCTGGCTGTTGCCAACTTCTTCTCCAAACGTCATGACGATGTACTGAAAAAGATCCGCACGCTTGAATGCTCTGCATCATTCACTTCCCGCAATTTTTCGGCGAGTGATTACACCGATTGCACAGGCCGCAAACTACCTTGCTATCAAATAACCCGCGACGGCTTTGCGTTTCTTGCTATGGGTTTCACGGGTAAACGTGCTGCCCAGTTCAAAGAGGCATACATCAATGCCTTTAACCAGATGGAGAAACAGCTTTCAAATCCCTCTGTACTGAGCGACGTTGCACATAACGCCAGCGTTCTCTATTCCTACATTTCATCAATTCATCAGGTCTGGCTGCAGCAGCTTTATCCTATGTTGGCAAAAGCCGAATCTCCGCTGGCTGTTAGCTTGTATGACTATATTAATGATGCTTCGGCACTGGCCTGCCTCATAAATTTGTCGCTGAACCCTTCAGAGGTAAGGGGGCGCAAATGATCCGGAATATTTTCAAACGGTTTACCAATCAGACTTTCCGTTGTCCTCGTCCGGGTCAGTGGTACACCACACCTGCAGGGCATGTTCTACGTGTTAGCCTGGTTGACCGTGAGTGTCAGAAGGTGATTTGTGAACCGCTGGGCCGTAGTTACCGCGTCAGTATGCCGCTTATAGCCTTTCGCTCCGGAAAAAACATGAAGCATCTCGGAGGTGCAGCATGAGTATGGAGCTGATGGTTAAAGCGATGAAAATTCGAGTGGGTAATCCATTGCGAAAACTGGTTCTGATCAAGCTGGCTGATAATGCCAGCGATCAGGGGGAGTGCTGGCCCAGCTACCAGCATATTGCTGACCAGTGCGAGATTAGTAAACGTTCTGTGATGAATCATATTGCGGCCCTTTGTGATTCCGGGCTGGTAAAAAAAGTCACTCGGAGAGGTGAAAAAGGTAACTCAAGTAATATCTATCTCCTTCATCTGGATGGTGCAGGAGATTCACTAGGGGGTAGTGCAAATAATTCACTATCTGGTGCAGCAAATTCACCAGGTAGTGCAGGAGTTGCACCAGGGGGTAGTGCAGGAGATTCACCCAGAACCAGTCACTCTTTTGAACCAGTCAAAGAACCAGTCAATGAACCAATAGCTGTTGGTGCATCAGTTGATGAGTCCGTGCGAGTTCGTTCAAACCGACCGGAATACTCTCCGGAGTTTGAGCAGGCATGGCTGGCATATCCCAAACGTGCTGGTGGCAATTCAAAATCTGCAGCCTTCAAAGCCTGGAAAGCCCGTTTGAATGAGGGGGTAAACCCCGAAACCATGCTGGAAGGTGTGAAACGCTACGCGGGCTGGGTATCTGCGATGGGTAACAGCGGCACACAATTTGTGAAACAGGCTGTCACGTTCTTTGGTCCGGATCGTCATTTCGAAGAATCCTGGGAAGTTCCTGCGGTATCTGCAGCCAGACGCGAGGACCCGTACTTCAAAGCCAGTTACGACAACGTGGACTACAGCCAGATCCCGGCAGGATTCAGGGGGTGATTATGAGTCTTTTGAATGAAGTTAAGAAATTCATTGAAGCCCATCCGGGGTGTACTTCCGGAGACATTGCGGATGCTTTTGCAGGTTACTCACGACAGCGCGTTCTGCAGTCAGCAAGCAAGTTACGTCAGAGTGGGCGTGTGGCTCACCGTTGTGAAGGAGATACACGCAGACATTTCCCGCGCCTGACTGAGAGAGCGCAGGAGCCGGAACCACAACCAGTTCGTGAAACCAGACCTGTGCGCAATTTCTATGTCGGCACTAACGATCCCCGGGTGATTTTGTGCCTGACCCGCCAGGCTGAAGAACTGGAGTCTAGGGGCTTATACCGTCGTGCTGCAACGGTGTGGATGGCGGCATTCCGTGAAAGCCACTCCCAGCCAGAACGAAACAATTTTCTGGCGCGTCGTGAGCAGTGCTTACAGAAAAGCAGCAAGCGCGCAGCATCGGGTGAAGAGTGGTATCTGTCAGGGAATTACGTGGGGGCTTAATGAGTAATAAATATTGTCAGGCACTGGTGGAACTGCGGAACAAACCAGCCCATGAACTGAAGAAAGTGGGCGATCAGTGGCGCACGCCGGACAACATTTTCTGGGGAATTAACACTCTGTTTGGCCCGTTTGTTCTGGATCTGTTTACTGACGGTGATAACGCCAAATGTGCCGCGTATTACACGGCGGAAGATAACGCGCTGGCGCATGACTGGTCAGAACGTCTTGCGGAGCTTAAAGGTGCTGCCTTTGGTAATCCCCCATACAGCCGCGCCAGTCAGCATGAGGGGCAATACATCACCGGCATGCGTTACATCATGAAACATGCCAGTGCCATGCGTGATAAGGGCGGGCGCTATGTTTTCCTGATCAAAGCGGCCACCAGCGAAGTGTGGTGGCCGGAAGATGCAGACCATATTGCTTTTATTCGCGGGCGTATTGGTTTTGAACTGCCTGCCTGGTTTATCCCGAAAGACGAGAAGCAGGTGCCGACAGGCGCTTTCTTCGCTGGTGCTATTGCTGTTTTCGATAAGACCTGGAAGGGACCGGCAATCAGCTACATCGGGCGCGATGAACTTGAGGCATGTGGTGAGGCGTTTCTGGCGCAGGTTCGCCAGCAGGCGGAAAAACTGGTCAGGGAGATGGCGGCATGACGACGTTAACTCAATGCCAGCAGCAGGTGCTGGATATGCTGATTTCTTACCAGAAAGAACGTGGCTTCCCGCCAACTAATCAGGAGGTGGCAACCATGCTGGGATACCGTTCAGTGAATGCAGCGGTGGAGCATCTTCGCGCACTGGAGAAAAAAGGCGTCATCACGATAAAGCGTGGCGTGGCACGGGGGATAACGCTTCATACCGCGGTGAAGGACGACGACAGCGAGGCAGCCGGGATTATCCGCGCACTGCTTGCCGGTGAGGAAAACGCCAGACTGCGTGCAGCCCACTGGTTACATGAGAGGGGCCTGAAAGTATGAAGCTGATCCTGCCTTTCCCGCCCAGCGTGAACACGTACTGGCGACACCCCAACAAAGGGGCGTTTGCTGGTAAGAGTCTGATAAGCGCAGCGGGGCGCAAATTCCAGAGCGCGGCATGCGCAGCAATAGTTGAGCAGTTACGTCGTCTGCCGAAACCAACGTCGGCACCTGCTTCAGTGGAGATCGTGTTGTTTCCTCCGGATAACCGGATCCGCGATCTGGACAACTATAACAAGGCGCTGTTTGACGCCCTGACCCACGCGGGTGTGTGGGAAGACGACAGACAGGTGAAAAGAATGCTGGTGGAGTGGGGACCGGTTATCCCGAAAGGGAAGGTCGAGATCACTATCAGTAAGTACGAGAAAACGGCGGGTGCAGCCGCCTGATCAAGAGGAGAAACGAAGTATGAATAATCTGATGGTCATTGATGGTATTGAAGTTCGTCGTGATGCTTATGGGCGTTACAGCCTGAACGATCTGCATCGGGCTGCTGTTGCATCTGGTGCAAATGCCAGAACTAAGGAGCCGGGAAAGTTTCTTTCCAGCCAACAGATTACTGAGCTGGTTCAGGAATTGATCGATACCCAAAATTTGGGTGTCGGTTCATTCAATGAAACTACCCAAAATTTGGGTAGTAAACCAGTAAGTAAAATAGAAGGGCGGAATGGAGGAACGTATGTCTGCAAGGAACTGGTGTATGCCTATGCAATGTGGATCAGCCCGTCATTCCATCTGAAGGTGATCCGTACTTTCGATATGGTAACCAGCACACCGGAAAAATTATCCGGGCAGGCTGCTGACAAGATGCAGGCTGGCGTGATCCTGCTGGACTTTATGCGCCGGGAATTAAACCTGTCTAACTCATCAGTGCTTGGAGCCTGTCAGAAGCTTCAGGAGGCTGTTGGCTTACCGAATCTGGCACCGCGCTATGCCATTGATGCTCCTGCTGACGCGCCTGATGGCTCAAGCCGCCCCACGCTGTCACTGAGTGCACTGCTGAAGCAGTATGGTATCCGCCTGACAGCTAATCAGGCATATCACCAGATGGCGAAGCTGGGGATCGTTGAACAACGTGAACGATACAGCCGCACTGCGATTAACAACATCAAAAAATTCTGGTCGCTGACGGCGAAAGGCTGCATGTTCGGCAAGAACATCACCAGTCCCGCAAATCCGCGCGAGACGCAGCCGCATTTCTTCGAATCCCGGTTCCCTGAGCTGTTAAAGCTGCTCGATACCGTTCATTGAGGTGACCGTGAGAGCGCTACTGACCCCTGAAATTGCCCCGCGTATGGGGATCGTATTGTTCAGGCCCGGTTCAGAGCTGATGCCCCTGTTTATGCAGGGGCGTGTCCTGCTGGAGCCTGAGCCGGAACGTTATTCATCTTTCGCCAGTGGTGCCGTTCCGGCGGCATCACAACCGCTGGCGGATGATCCTGCCGTTCGGGCCGTGTTCCGCAATGAGGCAGTGATTCGTCGTGCTGGTGGAGTGGAATGTCTTGAACGCTGGTTACTTCGTGAAAAAGGTTGCCAGTGGCCTCATTCCGACTGGCACAGCGAGAACATGACCACAATGCGACACACGCCGGGCGCAATCCGTCTGTGCTGGCACTGCGATAACCAGCTGCGCGATCAGTTCACGGAACGGCTGGAATCAATGGCAACGGATAACTGTACCCGCTGGGTGTTGTCTGTTGTGCGTCGGGATCTCGGTTTTGATGACAGTCACGTTGTGACAATGCCGGAACTGTGCTGGTGGCTGATTCGTAATGACCTGGCGGATGCCTTACCGGAAAGTGCAGCCCGTAAGGCACTGAGATTACCGAAGCCTGTTGTGCCGTCTGTCACCCGGGAAAGTGACCTTGTGCCTTCGGTTCCTGCCACCAGCATCATCCAGGATAAAGCGAAAAAGGTGCTGGCGCTGAAAGTGGATCCAGAGTCGCCGGAGTCTTTTATGTTACGCCCAAAACGTCGCCGCTGGGTTAATGAAAAGTACACGCGCTGGGTTAAGACACAGCCGTGTGCATGTTGTGGAAAGCCTGCTGATGATCCCCACCACCTGATAGGTCACGGTCAGGGTGGAATGGGAACAAAAGCGCATGACCTTTTTGTGTTGCCTTTGTGCAGAAAGCATCACGACGAGCTGCATGCGGATACCGTGGCATTTGAAGAGAAGTATGGCTCCCAACTGGAGCTGATATTTCGTTTTATCGATCGTGCGCTGGCAATTGGCGTACTGGCGTAAGTGGAGAACGAGCATGAACCTTGAAGCCTTACCAAAATATTACTCCCCAAAATCTCCAAAATTGAGTGATGCCGCACCGGCGACAGGCTCAGGTGGTTTAACGATTACGGATGTGATGGCTGCGCAGGGGATGGTGCAGTCGAAAGCACCGCTTGGGTTTGCCTTATTCCTGGCAAAAGCTGGCGTTCAGGATCCTCAGTTTGCGATTGAAGGTCTGCTCAATTACGCGATGGCACTGGATAACCCGACATTGAACAAATTGAGTGAAGAAATCCGGTTACAGATCATCCCTTACCTTGTGAGTTTTGCCTTTGCTGATTATTCCAGGTCTGCGGCAAGTAAGGCTCGCTGTGAGCCTTGTGCTGGTACTGGATTTCATAATGTATTGCGCGAAGTGGTGAAATACTCCAGAAGCGGGGAGTCTGTTATCAAGGAAGAGTGGGTGAAGGAACTATGTCAGCATTGTCATGGTAAGGGAGAAGTCAGCACAGCGTGCAGAGGGTGTAAGGGTAAAGGTATTGTCCTGGATGAAAAAAGGACCCGGCTTCATGGCGCGCCTGTTTATAAGATTTGTGGGCGTTGCAATGGAAACCGGTTTAGTCGTTTACCAACGACACTGGCGCGGTGTCATGTCCAGAAGCTGGTACCAGACCTGACTGATTATCAGTGGTACAAAGGATATGCAGATGTCATTGATAAACTGGTTACAAAGTGCTGGCAGGAAGAAGCATATGCTGAGGTGCAATTAAGAAAAGTGACGAGATAAATGATTTTCGCCGAAGATGGCGACGTAATGCTTGCATTTTTCAAAAAATATGGATAAAATTTTTTCAACGATGGGCTTTATATACCCGACGTTAAGAAAAAGTAGAAAACCCGCTGATGAGCGGGTTTTTGTGCTTTAAATAGGGTAATAGAGATGTTGAATCTCATTCCGGGATTCATGTTTGTTTACTTATTATTTATCGGGTGACTTTGCCTGATGTTTAAAATGTTTTCTTCCAGTACTATGTCCCTAGATACAATGAGTCTGCATATTACATTATTAGCAGAGCTATTACGGTCAAAGTACAGCATAAGCTTTTAAAGCCAATCAACCAGTCATCAAGACAGACGGGGTTATTCATGAAAACTCTCCATGTTTGATTCGATGGGGCCTGAAATTAAAGCTTTAATATAGCTCATGAAAGGTAAACATTGGCAGCTGAAGGGCCACGCAGACCATTTATCCGGCAAAATTCCACGCGTAATCCGGTGGTAATTTCTTCTGCATCGCGGAGATTGAGCGCTGAAACATGAAGCTGGACATCGATACGACCATCGGATGGGGTGATAAGACCCTTGCCGCTTTTGCCGTCAAAGGTTTTGACAATTCCTGTCATTTTACGGGACAAAAAAATTCCTTAATACTGATAACTGGGCGCACTATACACACGTTCCTGAAGAAAGCTATAGTTTTTTGATGGGGTTGAAGATGGCTGGATGTCTAAAATAAACATTGCTTCATATGTTCAACTATGCGTTAATGATTGCGTCGGTTTGAAGAACAGACGATATACGAAGTAGTTTACTAAAGCAGTTCTCATTTCAGGTGTTATTCACTTATTCCTTCTTTGAGTCTCTCCAATTAAGTACGAAGTCGTTTCTGTTATACAAGCCATTTATGCCGAAAGGCTCAAGTTAAGGAATGTAGAATGTCAAATAAAATGACTGGTTTAGTAAAATGGTTTAACGCTGATAAAGGTTTTGGCTTTATTTCTCCTGTTGATGGTAGTAAAGATGTGTTTGTGCATTTTTCTGCGATTCAGAATGATAATTTTCGAACCTTATTTGAAGGTCAAAAGGTTACCTTCTCTGTAGAGAGTGGTGCTAAAGGTCCTGCAGCAGCAAATGTCATAATTACTGATTAAAATTCATAGTTTGTCTGTATACGATAACGAAGAAGGCTGATGCCTGAGTGGAGATACAGACAGAGTGGTGAATATTGGATCTCTTTAATAAATAGTAAGGAGGTCCAATACATGAAACAATGGCCAGCATATTTGGCAATAACTTAATCAGGAAAAGTATGCTAACCATTGTGGTGAAGTGCAGGTTTGCTGCATGAATAGTTTTACAGCAGAAGCTAACTGCTGGCATAGCAAAACAAAGTGCGTAAGTGGATGACTCCCACAAAAAGTACCACAATATTAAACCCGCTCAGGCGGGTTTTTTATTATCTGCTTTAAATATGTTATTAAAATATAAAAAATACTTGTTACGAATAAAATCAATCAAGCTACAGCTTTAAGATTTGTCTGGAATACTTTGTTGCAATGAGGGCAGATCAAAAGGGCACCTTTTTGTACTCTTGAAAAACTGTGTTCTGACTCTTGGGTGCAGTTTGGGCAGGAACATTTAACGAGATAATTACGGCGTGATTTTGAGTCTTTACGTTCTGACATAGGCTTTTCCTGTATAAATGGCCGTATACAGTACACTAAATATGAAAACATATCTCGTATTATTATTTAATATATGATTTTCTTTTAAAATAATTACCCACATTTTTAATGTGTCTGTTTTTTAGCGCCGTTGAGAACAACGTTTGCTATAAAAACTAACCCATAGACTCCGATCTTTTCAAACATATTGCACCATCTGTGTACATCGGGGTGAGGATATGAAATCAATGGATAAGTTAACAACAGGTATCGCCTATGGCACATCGGCTGGTAATGCTGGTTTCTGGGCATTGCAGTTACTCGATAAAGTAACTCCGTCACAGTGGGCTGCAATCGGTGTGCTGGGTAGTCTGGTATTTGGCCTGCTGACGTATCTGACAAACCTTTATTTCAAGATTAAAGAAGACAAGCGTAAGGCTGCACGGGGAGAGTAATTCAATGACTCAAAACTATGAACTGATTGTGAAAGGGATCCGCAATTTTGAGAATAAAGTTACGGTAACTTTAGCGTTACGGGACAAAAAACGCTTTGACGGTGAAATTTTTGACCTGGACATCTCGCTGGACCGTGTTGAAGGTGCCGCGCTGGAGGTTTATGAGGCAGCAGCCAGAAGGAGCATCAGACAGGTCTTCCTGGATGTTGCTGCTGGGTTATGTGAAGGGGATGAGCAGTCGCCGGAAAAGCGCCCCGTAATTTTAGATGCGCAGAATGTGTGGATAACCTACAAAGGAAAGCTACCGGGAAGAATTACTGGTTCTCTGAAGACGCCACCGACGGCATTGCGGTCAGAAAAAGATGATATTGAATCGCCCATTGAAAAACTGGAGGGCAGAGTCGCTGATCTGAATAAAAAATTGTCGGTGCTGATCCCTTCTGAAGATGAAAAAAAACGCCGCGATGAGCAGTTTGCGGCGTTTTACGATTATTGCATTGAGGTTACTCGCAGGAATTTTGTGAAGATTTTTGAGGAGGGTAAATCTCTTCAGTAAGCTTAATGGCGGACGCTGCAATTAATTCAGGAAGATCCGCAAGGTCATCTGTCAGTGGATATGATGAAAAATCGGCGGCAGTTCTGTTAAGAAGCGCTTTAACTAATTCCTTTTCTTTCTCCGGCAACAAGTTGATTAGAGCTACGACTGCTTGCCTGAGTGCGATTAAATCAGCAAAAGTTTGTTTTGGTAGATTTGTGTAATCCATAGTCACCTCTGTGTTTATCAGATTGACATCCTCCTCCCGCCAGTGCCCATCACTGGCGAGGTAAGATTTAACATATCCGGGGATTTGAAGCCGATAAATCCTGATAAATATCCATGAGCGCAAAAATCAAATATGGCCTGTCGGCTGCCGTTCTGGCACTGATTGCCGTCGGTGCGCCTGCGCCTGACATTCTTGACCAGTTTCTGAATGAAAAGGAAGGTAACCATACCACGGCATACCGCGATGGTTCCGGCATCTGGACCATCTGTCGTGGTGCCACAATGGTGGATGGTAAGCCCGTCATACCGGGAATGAAGCTGTCGAAGGAAAAATGCGACCAGGTTAACGCTATTGAACGTGATAAGGCGCTGGCATGGGTGGAGCGCAATATTAAAGTACCACTGACCGAACCACAGAAAGCGGGTATAGCGTCATTTTGTCCCTATAACATTGGCCCCGGTAAGTGTTTCCCGTCGACGTTTTATAAGCGGCTGAATGCCGGTGATCGTAAGGGTGCATGCGAGGCGATTCGCTGGTGGATAAAAGATGGTGGGCGCGATTGCCGCATACGTTCAAATAACTGCTATGGACAGGTTATTCGTCGTGACCAAGAAAGCGCATTAGCCTGTTGGGGGATAGATCAGTGAGCAGAGTCGCCGCGATTATTTATGCTCTGGTTATCTGCATCATCGTCTGCCTGTCGTGGGCGGTCAATCATTACCGTGATAACGCCATCGCCTACAAAGAACAGCGAGATAAAAAAGTCAGTGAGCTGAAGCAGGCGACCGCCACCATTACTGACATGCAGCAGCGCCAGCGTTCTGCTGATGCACTCGATGCTAAATACACGAAGGAGTTAGCTGATGCGAAAGCTGAAAATGATGCTCTTCGGCGCAAGCTTGATAATGGTGGTCGGGTGTTCGTCAAAGGAAAATGCCCTGTGCCATCCTCAGCCGAAACCTCCAGCGCCTCCGGCATGGGCAATGATGCCACCGTCGAACTCTCTCCAGTTGCTGGACGAAACGTTCTCGGTATCCGGGACGGAATCATCAGCGACCAAACAGCACTGAGAACGCTTCAGGAATACATCAGGACGCAATGCCTTCGATGATAGCGATAATTTTACTTATCATCCTTCACATCTGGCTCTGTAGACAGGGTGGTGATCACTTCTGGAGTGAATCCAGATTAAACATCTCATTGCTGATGCTTGATATTGAGCATCTTGCGCGCGGTAAGGGGCTGCGTTGAGATAAGGGCCAGTCATTACAAATACCAGGATTTAGCCTCGTATTCGCGGGGCTTTTTATTGCCATTACAAAAGCCACTCCCTACAGAGTGGCTTTGATAATGGCTTATACCCTACACGGGATAACTTAACTGATATCCCTTTTAACGGATAAAGGTATTCAAGCCTGACACATCATGCGCTGTATCGTCGCCGTATTCCCGTATTAACAGAGACCGTAGCCCGACGGGGAACTCCTTCTGCGAGAGTGTGCGGGAATAATCAAAAACGATGCACACCGGGTTTTTACCGCGCTAATGATTCGCGGGTTTGTCCCTCATGCTCGCCAGTCCTGTGCGGGGGTGGAAGAAACAGGACACTCACACAGATTCTTGTGGGTACGATGCTATTCCTTTCTGGATTATCCCGATGCCATTCATGCAGGGTGCTGTATCAGACGTTCGTCATGGCTGTCAGGCTGACGGGTCCTCCCGGTGGGGTGGCCTGCCACGGGGCGGGAGCGTCGCGGAAAAAGGCTAGTTTTTGCATTTTTATTGGCCACCATCATCTTTTCATCTTATTGATTATTAATGGTTATTTGTTTTTTGCATGTCGAATTGAGTGTTTTTTGTTCGACATCGAACGCGTTTTCTTAAAGTTGTTCGCACGATGCATGTTTAAAGCTCTCCGGAGGAAATATGGATCATGAGTTGAAAAACCTGGTGCTGAATATTAATCAACTGGCGGCTTTATCTGGTCTGCACCGCCAGACTGTCGTGGCAAGACTGAAAAACATTCGTCCCGCTGGTGGACATGACAAACTCAAGCTATACCGGTTGACCGATATTCTGACTGAATTTATGGGGTTACCACCGCCGGTTGCTGAGGGCGAAATGGATCCACATGAACGCAAAGCCTGGTATCAGTCTGAACGTGAGCGTCTTAAGTTCGAACAGGAAACGGCACAACTCATTCCGGCCAGTGATGTCAGACGGGAGTTTGCCATCTGGGCAAAAGCGGTCGTGCAGGTGCTGGAGACATTACCGGATATTCTGGAACGTGACTGCGGCCTGCAGCCTGCCGCTGTGAGCCGTGTTCAGTCCATTATTGATGATCTGCGCGATCAGATAGCCCTGCGGGTGACCGAAGCAGGTGCGGATGATGAGGAGGAATTACAGCAGGAGGAGTAATGCTGAATCAGGAAACCGCAAAGGCAGCACGAACCGATTCAGGTTATATCCTTCGCGCACCGAGACGAATGCGGGTTGCTGATGCCGTTGCTCAGTATATGCGGGTGCCCATGGGGGCAGGGAACTCAGTCCCGTGGGATCCGCTGGTGGCACCGTATGTTATTGAGCCGATGAACTGCCTGGCCTCGCGTGAATACGACGCAGTGATATTTGTTGGCCCGGCACGAACCGGCAAGACTATCGGCCTGATTGACGGCTGGGTGATTTACAACGTGATTTGCGACCCTGCGGATATGCTGATCATTCAGATGACGGAGGAAAAAGCCCGCGAACACTCCAAAAAACGACTCGCCAGAACGTTTCGCGTCAGCCCGGAAGTGGTCAGTCGCCTGAGTCCGAACAAAAATGACAACAACGTTTATGACAGAACATTCCTTGCTGGCAACTACCTGAAAATCGGCTGGCCGTCAGTCAATATCATGTCCTCATCAGATTATAAATGCGTCGCGCTGACGGATTATGACCGTTTTCCGGAAGATATTGATGGCGAGGGGGATGCTTTCTCTCTTGCCTCAAAACGTACCACAACATTTATGTCCAGTGGTATGACGCTGGTGGAGAGTTCCCCCGGCAGGGATGTGAAGGATGTGAAATGGCGACGGACTTCACCGCATGAGGCTCCACCAACCACTGGGATACTGTCGCTCTATAACCGTGGCGATCGCCGTCGCTGGTACTGGCCCTGTCCACACTGTGGTGAGTATTTTCAGCCCTGCGGCGATGTGGTTGCTGGTTTCCGTGATATTGCCGATCCCGTGCTGGCAAGTGAGGCGGCTTATATTCAGTGTCCTTCCTGTTCAGGACGGATTATGCCTGAACAAAAACGTGAGCTGAACGGACGTGGGGTCTGGCTGCGGGATGGTGAATCCATCAATGCGGATGGCAGTCGTTATGGTGATCCCCGACGCTCACGTATTGCGTCATTCTGGATGGAGGGTCCGGCAGCTGCTTACCAGACACTCTCGCAACTCGTTTACAAACTGCTTACTGCAGAACAGGAATACGAGACAACCGGAAGTGAAGAAACACTCAAGACGGTTATCAATACCGACTGGGGATTACCTTATCTTCCCCGCGCCAGCATGGAGCAACGAAAAAGTGAACTGCTTGAGCAGCGGGCAGAGCCAGTTCCTTCCCGCAGTGTGCCGGATGGCGTTAATTTCCTTGTGGCGACAGTGGATGTGCAGGCGGGACGTCATCGCCGTTTTGTGGTTCAGGTAACGGGCTATGGCAGCCGTGGCGAACGCTGGATTATTGATCGTTACAACATCACGCAGTCATTGCGCGGTGACAGCGACGGGGAGAGCCAGCGAATTGATCCGGCCAGCTATCCGGAAGACTGGGATGTCCTGCTGACGGATGTTTTTCATAAAAGCTGGCCGCTGGCCTCCGATCCTTCTCAACAAATGCGACTGATGGCAATGGCGGTGGACTCCGGCGGTGAAGACGGGGTCACTGATAATGCCTATAAATTCTGGCGTCGTTGCCGTCGTGATGGCCTTGGTAAACGTATTTACCTGTTTAAGGGCGACAGCATCCGGCGCGCAAAACTGATCACCCGTACATTCCCTGATAACACCGGACGAACGGGCCGACGGGCGCAGGCCGCAGGTGATGTACCGCTCTGGCTTCTTCAGACGGATGCCCTGAAAGACCGGGTGAATAACGCGTTATGGCGTGACTCGCCAGGTCCCGGCTATGTGCATTTCCCTGACTGGCTGGGGAGCTGGTTTTACGACGAACTGACGTATGAAGAGCGGAGCAGTGACGGGAAATGGAGTAAGCCGGGTCGCGGTGCCAACGAAGCTTTTGACCTGATGGTGTATGCCGAGGCTCTGGTCATTCTGCATGGATACGAAAAGATCCGCTGGCCGGATGCACCGGAGTGGGCGAGCCGGGAAACCTGGCTGGAGTGTGTCCCGGACAGTACCGAACCGTCACCCTCACCGGAACCGGTATCCACGCCTGTTAAAAAACAAAAACGGAAGAAAACAGTAACTGACGATGTTAACCCCTGGCTGACTTCCGGAGGATGGTTATGAACCAGAATGATATCGAAGCCATGATTCAGCGTTATACGGAAGCTGAAATGGCGGTGCTGGACGGAAAATCCGTCACCTTTAATGGTCAGCAGATGACCATGGAAAACTTATCTGAGATCCGGCAGGGACGGCAGGAGTGGGAGCGCCGCCTTGCGGCTCTGATTACACGACGACGGGGGCATCCCGGGTACCGGCTGGCGAGGTTCTGATGGCAATTCTTGATGATGTGATTGGCGTTTTTTCACCAGGATGGAAAGCGGCAAGGCTGCGTTCCCGTGCGGTGATCCAGGCTTATGAGGCCGTAAAAACGACGCGGACACACAAAGCCCGGCGGGAGAACCGAACTGCCGACCAGTTAAGCCAGTACGGGGCCGTGTCGTTACGTGAGCAGGCCCGTTACCTTGATAACAACCACGATCTGGTTATTGGTGTATTTGACAAGCTGGAAGAACGGGTGGTGGGGAAAAACGGGATTATTGTCGAGCCACATCCGGTATTACGCAATGGGGCCATTGCCCGTGATCTGGCAGCGGAGATACGCACCCGATGGAGTGAATGGTCTGTCAGTCCGGAAGTCACCGGGCAGTTTACCCGTCCGATGCTGGAACGTCTGATGCTGCGTACCTGGCTGCGCGATGGTGAGGTGTTTGCCCAGATGGTTTCCGGGCGCATAAACAGCCTGACGCCTTCTGCCGGTGTTCATTTCTGGCTGGAGGCGCTCGAGCCGGACTTTATTCCCATGACCAGTGATGAGAGCAACAGGCTGAATCAGGGCGTGTTTGTTGATGACTGGGGGCGTCCCGAAAAATATCTGGTGTATAAAAGCCGTCCCGTATCCGGGCGGCAGATGGAAACCAAAGAAGTGGATGCAGAGCGAATGCTGCATCTTAAATTTGTTCGCCGTCTGCACCAGATGCGCGGGACGTCTTTGTTGTCCGGTGTGCTGATCCGCCTCAGTGCCCTGAAAGAGTATGAAGATTCTGAGCTGACTGCAGCAAGGATCGCCGCTGCTCTGGGGATGTACATCCGGAAAGGCGACGGGCAGAGCTATGAACCGGATGGTAATGGCAGCAAGGAGAATGAACGCGAGCTTACCATTCAGCCAGGCATTATTTACGACGATCTGAAACCCGGCGAAGAAATCGGAATGGTGAAGTCGGATCGTCCCAATCCTAACCTTGAAACTTTTCGTAATGGTCAGTTGCGTGCCGTGGCGGCGGGCAGTCGTCTGAGTTTTTCCAGTACGGCACGCAACTATAACGGCACTTACAGCGCCCAGCGTCAGGAACTGGTTGAGTCTACTGATGGCTACCTGATCCTGCAGGACTGGTTTATTGGTGCCGTCACCCGCCCGATGTATCGTGCCTGGCTGAAACAGGCTGTGGCATCCGGTGTTATCAGGCTACCCCGCGATCTTGACCGTTCTTCACTGTATACCGCGGTGTATTCCGGACCGGTGATGCCGTGGATTGACCCTGTTAAGGAGGCTGAGGCCTGGAAAATCCAGATTCGTGGTGGAGCGGCGACAGAATCAGACTGGGTACGTGCTGGTGGTCGTAATCCGGATGATGTCAAACGTCGGCGCAAGGCCGAAATTGATGAAAACCGCAAGCTGGATCTGGTATTTGATACCGATCCGGCCAGTGATAAAGGAGGCAGCAGTGCCGCAACGAAACGACAGGAGCCGCAGCACACCGACGACCAGTCCGAAGAATAATTCCTGGTTCAGGATGCAGGCTGGTCACCAGAGTGACGCGGATATTTATATTTATGACGAGATTGGTTTCTGGGGTGTTACAGCGAAGCAGTTTATCAGTGATCTGAATGCACTGGGCGATATCACCCACATTAATCTCCATATTAATTCACCGGGTGGCGATGTCTTTGAAGGCATCGCCATTTTTAATGCGCTGAAAACACATGGGGCGTCCATTACCGTTTATGTCGACGGTGTGGCGGCGTCAATGGCGTCGGTCATTGCGATGGTGGGAAACCCGGTCATTATGCCGGAAAACACCTTCATGATGATTCATAAACCATTTGGCTTTACGGGCGGTGATGCGGAGGACATGCGCACCTATGCCGACCTGCTCGATAAGGTTGAGGCGGTTCTGTTACCCGCTTATGCACAGAAAACCGGGAAAACCACCGATGAAATTGCTGCCATGCTGGCGGATGAGACCTGGATGTCCGGTGCCGAATGTCTGGCACATGGATTTGCTGATCAGGTAACGCCAGCCGTTAAGGCAATGGCATGTATTCAGTCAAAACGTACAGAGGAATTTAAAAAGATGCCGGAATCCATTCGAAACATGATTACTCCGCCACGCAACAGTGCTCCACGCGTACAGGATAATGAACCTGTAGCCTCCCGGACGCCAGTGCAGGCAGCAGCACCTGTGGTGGATGAAAACAGTATCCGTGCGCAGGTACTGGCAGAGCAAAAAGCGCGTGTAAACGGTATTAATGATTTGTTTGCCATGTTTGGCGGGCGTTATCAGACGCTGCAGGCTCAGTGTCTTGCCGATCCTGAATGTTCGCTGGAGCAAGCCCGCGAAAAGCTGTTGAACGAGATGGGGCGCGAGTCCACGCCATCCAATAAAAATACCCCGGCTCATATTTATGCCGGTAACGGTAATTTTGTGGGGGATGGGATCCGCCAGGCGCTGATGGCGCGTGCCGGATTTGAAAAAACCGAACGTGATAATGTCTACAACGGGATGACCCTGCGTGAATATGCCCGTATGTCACTGACTGAACGGGGGATTGGGGTTTCCAGTTATAACCCGATGCAGATGGTCGGTGCGGCGTTCACACACAGTACGTCTGACTTCGGTAATATTCTGCTGGATGTTGCGAACAAAGCCATTCTGCAGGGCTGGGAAGATGCCCCTGAAACCTATGAACAGTGGACGCGGAAAGGTCAGTTGTCTGATTTTAAAATTGCCCATCGTGTGGGTATGGGGGGCTTCAGTGCTCTGCGTCAGGTGCGTGAAGGGGCAGAATATAAATACGTCACCACCGGAGATAAACAGGCCACTATTGCACTGGCGACCTATGGCGAGCTGTTCAGTATCACCCGTCAGGCCATTATCAATGATGATCTGAATATGCTGACCGATGTCCCGATGAAACTGGGCCGTGCGGCGAAATCCACTATTGCCGATCTGGTTTATGCCATTCTGACGTCTAACCCGAAAATCTCCACAGATAATGTAAGTCTGTTCGATAAAGCGAAACATGCAAACGTACTGGAGAGCGCTGCAATGGACGTGGCATCGCTGGATAAAGCCCGCCAGTTGATGCGTGTTCAGAAAGAGGGGGAGCGTCATCTGAATATTCGTCCTGCGTTCGTACTGGTACCGACGGCGATGGAGTCTGTTGCTAACCAGGTCATTCGCTCCTCAAGTGTCAAGGGGGCTGACATTAACGCCGGTATTATTAACCCGGTGAAAGATTTTGCGACCGTTATTGCAGAGCCTCGTCTTGATGATAACAGCCAGACCACTTTCTACCTGGCTGCGTCCAAAGGCTCCGATACGATTGAAGTGGCTTATCTCAACGGTGTGGATACGCCATATATTGATCAGATGGAGGGCTTCAGTGTGGATGGCGTGACAACGAAAGTGCGTATTGACGCCGGTGTCGCGCCAGTTGATCACCGCGGTCTGGTGAAATGTACGGCGTAA